TAACTTTACATTAAAACATTTTGAAAAGAGAGTGGAACTTTATAATCAAGAGGAGTTTGATTATGAAATACTTCCAGTGAAATTAAAACATTGAGTACTATAGCATTAATAACAGGTGGATTCGATCCGTTACATTCAGGACATCTAGCACTAATAAAAAGTGCATCAGAGATGAGTTTGTTAGTAGCTGTAGGTCTGAATAGTGATTCGTGGTTGTATCGTAAGAAAGGATATGTTCGTATGCCTTTCGCAGAACGTAAAGAAATATTGGAAAACATTTCTGGAGTGCATAAGGTCTTTGGCTTTAGTGATGCTGATGATACGGCTTGTCGTGCCATACAAAAGGTAGCCTGGATATATGATCGACCTGTAGAGAAAATTATCTTCTGTAATGGTGGAGACAGAACAGAAGATAATATTCCGGAGATGAACTTCCAACCCCTGGCGGGTCGTCCTGAAGATCCCGATCCTATACTAGAGTTTGCATTTGGTGTAGGTGGTACAGACAAAAAGAATTCATCTAGTGAACTGGTAAAGACTCAAAGAGATTGGGGGTACTGGCACGTTCTGAAAGATAATGGTACAACGAAGGTAAAGGAACTTGTGATAATGCCTGGCAAAGAACTGAGTTACCAGAGACACTTTAAAAGGTCTGAGTTTTGGTTAGTATCTGAAGGTAAGTGTACTGTTCGTCAAGGGTATGAACAGCCTGAATTTGATACAATAAAAGTATTAGAATATCATCAACATCAACACATCTCAGTGGGAGTGTGGCACAGTATTAAAAATCATACAGATGAGGTCTGTAAGATATTAGAAATTCAATATGGTAGTGAGTGTGAGGAGACAGACATTGAAAGAGATAAATAATAGTATGACTGAAATGAAAACCACAGCCCATCAATCTAACAATCCTTTTAAAATTCTTAAAATGATTAATGGAGAAGATGTTATTTGTAAAATAGCAGAAGAATATACTGATGCCTTTGTGGTAGAATATCCCATGTCTGTTGTGAAAAATCAAGTAGTAGAACATGAAAATAGCATTGTAGAACATACGGGATTACAACGCTGGATGAACTATACGCTTGATACAGCTTTCGTCATACCCAAAGAAAGAATTATGTCTTTAGGAGATTTGGCTCCGGATGTAATGGTTTATTACAAACACATTCGTAAGAGATTAGAAATAGAAGAACAACACAATCCATCTAATGAAGCAGAAGCTGTTGAACAGATGAAAAGTAACATTGATAAGTTAATGACTATTATGGGAGATGAAGCTGATCTATCTGATAATGTTGTTCCTTTCTCCGGTGATAAATCTAAGCTACATTAATCTTTTTTTCATCGCTCCTACAGAGCTTATTATACTATGGTTTTAGAGTCTTGTCAATGGTAAAAATAGGCCTTGACAAACTACTTTAATTGGTATATAATAGTAGATGTCTTAGTAACAAAAGGCATTTAATTATGAAGAAGTATATATATTTGGCAGGACCTATTGCAGGTTGTACACAGGAAGAAGCTACAGAATGGCGAGATTATGTTTGTAGTTTTCTTCCACACGGCATTATAGGTATTTCACCTTTGAGATGTGAACCTTTAAAGGAAGGAATGACTTATACGGAGCCTGGTGCTACTGCAAAGATGTGGTCGGATCCTCGTGCGATTGCTACGAAAAATTGGTTAGATACGGAATCGTGTGATTTAGTTTTGGCTTATCTCCCCAAGGAGTTAAATGATAGACGTCCATCATACGGCACTAGTATTGAAATTGGTTGGGCAATTGGATTGAGAAAACCCTTGATAGTTGTTTCTGATGATGAATACTTAACGGAACATCCACTAATTAAACATAATGCATCTTGGAGATTTAATAATTTAGAAGATGCAGTGGAAGTTATTGTAGGTTTATTCTCAGATTATGTGGGCCCCGTCTTACATTAATAGGTCCTCCGTAAGGAGAACCTCATGTCAGCAGATAAGAAGAAAGTACATTATGTAAATAATAAAGAGTTTTTGGCAGCAATAGTAGAGAGAAAAGGATTAATAAAAGAAGCAGAAGAATCTGATTTGCCCAAACCGCAAGTAAGTAATTACTTAGGGGAGTGCATCTTAAAGATAGCTAATCATTTATCCTATCGTCCTAATTTTATTAACTATACATATAGAGATGAAATGATTTCTGATGGTATTGAGAATAGTCTACAGTATATAGATAATTTTGATCCAGAAAAATCGAAGAACCCTTTTGCATATTTTACACAGATTATTTATTTTGCTTTTATACGACGAATAACTAAAGAAAAGAAGCAACAGAAAATTAAAGATAAGTTGTTACGAAGGTCTAATATTTCTGATATGATTGCTGTTCAAGAGCATGATGATGATGTAGTTTATCAAAATCAATATATAGAATTTTTAGATAAGTATTCTTTTGTTGACGATGATGATGATAAGAAAAAGAAATGATTTTAAAACATTTATATTACGAGTTTCATAATGTTATTCCCACGATGCTTTGTAAACAAATCATTAGTATAGGAACTAAAAAAACAGCTGAATATAAAACTACTGGGTTTGAAACAGCATCAACTGGTGGTGGTTCGGGTAAAAAGAAGAAAGGTATACCAGGCCATAGAAAATCTAAGGTATGTTGGATACAAGAACAGTGGTTGTTTAATGCAATATTGCCCTATGTAGATGAAGCTAATAAAGCGGCAGGATGGAATTGGGTATGGGATCAGTGTGAATCAGCCCAATTTACACAGTATGAAGTTGGGGGTTATTATAATTGGCACTATGATGGACAGTCTGATGCAGATGGTATGTATAGAAAGAAAGAAAATAAGAAAAAAATATCACCGAACTGGGTGGGTAAGGTTAGAAAGTTGAGTGTTACCCTTACATTGAATGATGATTACGAAGGTGGTGAATTTGAAATTTTATCTGATCCGTACCATGATAAAGAAACAGATACTATGACTCAAGAGATTCGTACACCTGATATAAAATCACCTGGTTCTCTTGTAGTGTTTCCAGGATTTTTATATCATAGAGTGGCTCCTGTAACTAAAGGGATCAGACATTCTATAGTATTGTGGTGCCTAGGCCCACCGTTTGTATGAAAGATGATAGGAAGAAAAAATAATGAGTCATGTTGCTTTTAATGAATGGCATATGATACCTAATGCTATAGATGAAAAAACCTGTAAGAAAATAATAGCTTTAGGTAAGAGCAAGTTTGCGCCTGGTTTGACAAATGTACATATAGATACCTTAGAAGATAAAGAAGCAATCCAAGAATCTGGTTTAGATCAATCTACAAGAAAAAGTGATGTAGTCTGGTTAAAAAATATTGACTGGATTAAAGATTTAATTGTACCACATTTAGCATCTGCGAATGAAGCGGCTGGATGGAAGTATGATATTATAGGTATAGAAGCCATACAATTAACTCGTTATAAGAAAGATGGATTTTATACTTGGCATAGTGACGGTAGAGGATGTCATATGTCTGCTCAAACTTATGGTGGAGATCCTAATCCTTATGTAAGAAAATTAAGTATGACTGTATTATTAAATGATAACTATACAGGTGGTGAATTTGAATTTGTATCTTATAATCAAACCGCACACATGGTCACAGCACCAAAAATGGGGGGTACAGGTTCTATTGTTATATTTCCAGCATACCACGAACACCGAGTTGCACCTGTGATAAAAGGAATCAGATATTCTCTTGTTGCTTGGTTTATAGGACCCCCCTTTAAATGAAGATAGCACTAATAACAGACACACACTTTGGAGGTAAAAATGATAATCTTTCCTTTGCCGAATTCCAACGGCGATTCTACGAAGAAACTTTTTTTCCAATACTTGATCGGGAAAAAATTACAACGGTATTTCATTTGGGGGATACTTTTGATAGGCGGAAGTATACTAATTTTAACACTCTCAAATTAGCTAAGGAGATGTTCTTTACTCCTATCTATGAGAGGGGTATAGACTTACACGTTTTACTTGGTAACCATGATTGTTATTTCAAGACTACTAATGATGTTAATTCTATATCATTAACGTGCGGTGAATATCCAATTACGTTGTATAAAGATATTCCAGAGGTGGTTGATTTTCAAGGACTTCATGTATTTTTCATCCCGTGGATATCTCCAGCCAATCATACACTCTCTATGAATATGATAAAGAAAGCTGGGGCTGATGTAGTGATGGGACATCTACCATTACAGGGTGCAGAGATGTTAGATAATGTTTATTGTGATGATGGTATAGAAAGAAAACATTTCAAACGATTTGAGCGTGTGTTTTCTGGACACTTTCATAAGCAACAGGACGATGGACACATTCGTTATCTCGGAGCTCCGTATGAGATTACATGGAATGATTATAACAGCAAGAAAGGTTTTCATATATTTGATACAGAGACTAGAGAGTTAGAATTTTATCAGAATCCTCATCGCCTATTTAAAAAGATATTTTATGATGACGGCCATCATTGTGATGAGATGATGAACATGGATCTTTCTGAATATGAGGGATGTTATATAAAGATATTTGTAGTTCAGAAAAATGATTTCTATATGTTTGACAGATTTGTTGATAAGTGTTATAATGAAGGTAACTTTTTTGAATTAAAGATTGTAGAAGATTTCTCTGATTTGGATCCCAATTCTATTACAGATGAAGTGGTAGAGGTGGGAGAAGATACTATGGCACTATTAGATAGATACGTTGAAGAAATTGAGAGTGTGGCTTTAAATAAAAATAAATTGAAACGCTTGTTGAAGAATTTATATATGGAAGCAAGTGAAGTTGAATGATAAAATTTAATTCAGTAATATGGAAGAATTTTCTCTCCACAGGTAATACACCTATAGAAATAGCTTTAAATAATTCTCCTTCTACTCTTATTATAGGTGACAATGGTAGTGGTAAGTCTACAATACTAGATGCATTAACATTTGGTTTGTTTGGTAAGCCGTTTAGACGCATTAAGAAAGATCAGCTGGTGAACAGCGTCAACGGTCGTGACTGTACAGTAGAAGTTTATTTTGATATAGGTAAACGTAGATATCTAGTCATTAGAGGCATCAAGCCTACTCGGTTTGAAATCTATATGGATGGTAAGCTAGTGAATCAAGATGCATCATCTAGAGATTATCAGAAACTATTAGAGAATAATATACTTAAACTAAATCATCGGTCATTTACACAGGTGGTTATATTAGGGTCGTCATCATTCATACCATTTATGCAATTGACAGCAGCTGCTCGTCGTGAGGTGGTGGAAGAAATTTTAGACATCAAAGTTTTTTCATTGATGAATTATATATTGAAACAGAGAATAAGAGACAACAAGGAGAGCTCACGGGATATTAAATATGAAAATGAGATGCTCGAGCATAAGGTAAAACTACAGGAAGATAAAATTTCAGAATCAAAAGAGAAAAGTAAAACATCTCTTAAAGTATTAGAAAAGAAGATGAAGAAAAATGCTGATGACATGAAGAAGTTGGAAGATGAAGTAGTAATTCTAAAGGGATTGGTGTCTGAATGGGAGAAAGATATTTTACCCAAACATGAAAAGGTAGATGAAGATAGAACTGAGTTGAACAGAATTAAATATAGAATGGATCATAAATCATCTAAGGCTAAACAAGAGATTTTATTTTTTAATGAGAATGATAATTGTCCAACGTGTGAACAACATATAGATGAGGAGTTCAAGAGTAAGGCCATAGAAGAGCGGACAAATAAAATGATTACGAATGCCTGTGCCTTGGTTAGTTTAGATGCACAATTAACAGAAATGGATGCACGTTTCAAGTTGTATGAAAATATAGAAAAGGACAAACGAGAGCATGAAGTAAATATAGCCAAGAAAAATACCTCAGTAGATGCTATTATAAATTTTAATACAGATGTACAAGGACAGATAAATGATATACATAATGCGGGGATGTTTCTTGAGGAAGACAAGATACGGTTACAGGAGTACCGTGAAGATTCAAAACGGATTAAGAAGGAAAAAGAAAAGATCCAAGATCAAGCTAACTACCTCAACATTGCGAAGCAGTTGCTTCAGGACTCGGGAATTAAAACCAAGATCATTAAGAAGTATCTCCCGATAATGAATAAACTGGTGAACAGTTATTTAAACCAGTTGGAGTTTCAAGTTAAGTTTGAATTAGATGAGCAGTTTAATGAAAAGATTAAGTCACGTTATAGAGATGAGTTTGCTTATGCGAATTTTAGTGAAGGTGAAAAGATGCGAATAGACTTGGCATTACTTTTTACTTGGCGCCAGATCGCTAAGATGAAGAACAGTACCAACACCAATCTATTAATACTAGATGAGATATTTGATTCGTCATTAGATATGAAT